CACGAATATCAGCAGCAGTAACAGACTCACCGTAAACTGCCTGAAGAGAAGTGATGATGTAATCAGAAGAAATGGACATTGAGTGGTTTGTTTGAACTGAAGTTATTATATACGGAAAAGGGGGTCAAAATGACCCCCAGTGGACGGTTTAGAAAGTGGTTTGAATCACTCTTCAGTTTCTACTACTGGAGCAGGTGCTGCTACTGGTTTGGGTGCAGGATTTGACGCTGCTTTAGGTGCCGATTTAGGTGCAGGGGCAGGTGCCTCTACTTTAGGTGCAAACAAATCAGAAAATCTAGACATATTCGTAATTAATTTTTAATTATTTATCAGGCAATAAGTTCCACAAACTCTCCAAGAATTTTCTTATTCATTTTCTTTGACTTAAGACTCTTGACAAATGCAGATTTGATTTGAGTCTTAGTGGCATCTTCAGCAACTTCAAAGTCAGCATCTTGTGCCAGAGCATTAGAAGAAATCCCAAAGTAAGTATGATACCCAGACTTCTTGAGTGAGAAAGCACGCTGCTTCTTCCAAGTATTAATAGTTTTTTCCATTTCAGGTCCAAAGTAACCACAATATCGACGAATGAAACTACCAGCATCACGAGACTCAAGCACACGAATGCCAATGAAGTTGATATCCTTATACTTGTCACGAAGGTTGCGGAGGAGAATATCAGTAAACTCATACCACTCACAGTCAAGAGAATAAGTCATACCAGTATTACGGTCACGAAGGAAAGAATTAGGTCCAATGTAGTTCGTGCCCATAAAAGGTTCATCCTCCCATCGACGATGAACTTCACGGTGATACTTAAGCATTGCTGCCTCACCATCAGTCAAGATCACACACTGAACTTTTTGCAGTTTATTCTCCTTTTGGAACTGAGGAAGAATCTGGTGAAGGGCAACAAGAGTCTCATTCAGAGGAGTTCCAGAAAGACTCAGACCATAAGGAATATTATAACGAGTATATGTATTCCAACGAAAGGAAGTAGCAAGACGGAACAAATTCTTCATCTGTTCTTCCAAAGTCTTACCGTTGCTTTTGCTAGTGAGCATATTCATGAGAGAGAACCACTCACCAACCTGAACCAGACCATCTTTCTTGGTATAAGCAAGTTCACGAAGATTTGATTTACCATCCTCATCGTAGGAAACCAGAGGATAGTCACTGGTGAAAGCATAAACCTCAAAAGGAATAGCAACTTTCTTACAGAACCAAACAAGGTTAAAGAGTTGCTTGACGGTATCCAACATAACGTCCTGCATAGAACCAGACCAGTCAAGGATGAATACCAGACCATGGTTCTTACCATCAGCAAGAGTAGTGACCTTCTTAAAAAGGTCCTCATTGTACTTGTAGGTATGAAGTTTAGTACAGTCCAGAACACCAGTGCGGGCAGTGGTGGCACGGGCATAGGAGTCTGCTGCCTTACGGCACTCAAACTCTTTGACCAGGTAGTTTACTTCTTTCTGTGCCGAACGCTTAAATTCCACAAACTTCTTATCAACTTCACCAAAAATTTCTTCGGTGGTATATCCCTGTTCTTCCATCCAAGAACCCCAGTATTCCTTACACTTATCATGAATTTCAGCATTAGTAACAATGATTTTGTTCAAATCAAGTTTCGGCAACTCAAGATAAACATTCTCAGGACCACCGTTCTCAACGAGTTGTTTGAGTGCTTCCTCAAGCGACTCCATAGTTTTAACTTCTGGTTCCTCATTAGTTTCACCACCAGCAGAAGTAGGTTGCTGCTCCTGCTCAGCAGTACCACCGAAAGAATCAGTTTCACCAGGTTGCTCCTGATCACTCTCATTCTCACCCTCAGGTTGATCAGAGAAGTCAGAAGCACCTTGATTAGAACCAGAAGTCTGAGACTCCAGATCATCCATAGGGGTCTTCATTTCTTCTTCCTGCTTTTTCTTACAGAACTTGTAGAGAAATTCTGCAGCAATCAGAACATCAGAGAAAGTCTCACACTCACCGATCATACGAACGATGGGCATCTCATCAAAATCATCAAAAGGAATTTCTACAAAGTTACCAATCTTGTAATACAGATTGACCTTATCAGCAAGATTATAGGTCGTAATATCTTCATCATCAAGTTGAAAGAAATCCTGCTCAGCAAGTTCTCCATATCCTTTGTAGAAGGTCTTGGAGAGACCAGCATAACGACGCTTCATCAGTTTCTCAATACGAGCATCCTCAACCACATTCACAAACTGTGGGGGGATCTTGTACTCCTTTAACCAGTCCTCATCGGGAGTGTAGAGAGCATGACCAACCTCATGACCCACCAGGAGATCATAAACGGTGCTGCTTGCCTTCTCCCACATAGGAAGAGTCAACACACGAGTGTGGACATTAAAACAGGCAGTCTCAACCTTTTTGTGCTCAACCACCAGGTCCTCAGTGGCAAGAAGTTTGGCAAGTTGAGACTTGATTTCGTGGTTGACTGCCATTGGTTTTATGCGTATGAACGTATCATACAAAAGAACCTCCCTTTTTGGGGGAGGTCATGTGCAGCTTCTTAAAGTGTCTCAGTCGTGCTTTTGCTTGTCGCAGTGCTTGTGGTTTAAGTTTTCTTTTCTGATCCTTCTTAGAGTGATGTTGCCAGTTAGGGGTTGTCACTTGAGGTACCTCGTATACGTTTCCAATCATTATACATTGCCTGAAGGGACCAACTCGCAGATAAACTATCTGGACCTTTTTCTAAAAGTTCTATTTGCCTTTTTGAAAGTTTCTTTAGTTGTTTATACTCTTGTTTCCAGTCATTCATGAAACTAATTTAGAAAAACCCTTTACTTTTTCAAAACGCAATACACTATCAAACTTGTCGTGCAATTCTGATTTATGAGAAATCACAAAGATATTAGCATCCTTGATAACATAACGAATGATCTTAAGGAACTCATCAGTTCCAAATCCATCAAGAGAACTATCAAATACCTCATCCATAATCAGCAGATTAGTATTAACGGAGTTTTTGACTCGGGCGACTTCTCTCCAAGTGAAGAGTAGGGCAAGGTCGATTCTCATTTTCTCACCCTCACTGAAGGAACTATAAGAAAAGTCTTCGTGGATGGGTGATTTTACCGTTTCGTTAAATTCTTCATCCAAATGGAAATTAATATAAAAGTCCATCATCTGTAGGTAACGATTCACCTGCTGATTTATGAACGGAAGATACTTCTTAATGATCTTCGTCTTTACACCGTCATCCTTTAATAAGGAATGAGCAAAATCGTGATAAACGATTTCTTGTTTTTTGTCTGAGAGGTCTTCTATTGTCTTTTGGAGATTTTCTCGAAACTCTTCTAGCTTCTCATGTTCAGTATTTCTGTTCTGTAAGTTACTGGTAATAGTTTGAATTTCATGTTCAAGTTCTCGTATTTGTCTCTGGTTGAGATTAATCCGAGTATTGTTTTGAGAAATGCCATGCGTTAATTTTGTGATCTCCTTGGATAGAACATTAAATTGACGCTCTCGTTCTTGTTCAGACTTAATTTGTTTCTCAAGTTCATCATAACCATTCTTAAGTTCTCTTGCCTTATTTTGAACGTCATCAATTCTATTTAACCGAAATGATTCTTCAATATCTTGAGTACAGGTAGGGCATACCGTATTTTCAGTAAAAAACTTATGCTCTTTGGTAATTGTACTTACCTTTTGAGAGATTTTACCTTTAAGATTGTTAAGCTTTACTAACTTATCAGCGGTACCAATAACATTCTCTTGTTCTTTTGTATACTGCTGAATATACCCATCGAGGATATTATTGGCATCAATATATTCACCAACTTCTTTATCTAAATTGGCAATTTTTTCTTTATTGGAATTAATATTGGCATTTCCTCTGCTTTCAAGTTCTTCAATAAACTCTGTCTGCATTTTCATTTTATCTTTGAGAGTATCTTTCTTCAAAGATAAAGATTTAACTTGTTCTTTCTTTTCTCTCATCTTATCTTTAATGAGATTACCCATAGCTGAGAAAATGCGAATATCCAACAGATCTTCAATCACTTCACGTCGATTAGAAGTTGTCAGTTGCATGAAAGGCACAAAAGTGCTACTACCCAAAATAACAATTTGAGTAAATGACTTATAGTTTACTTTAAGAATATTTTCTTCAAGAACACGTTGATTTGAACGATCATCTGCTTCCTTGTGGAGAGGAGATCCATTCACTTCAATATCAAAGATATTTGGTTTAATTCCTCTTCGCACAAGATAGTCTCTCTTGTTTATAGAGAACTCAATCTCAACAACACAATCTCTCTCATTAGTTGTATTGATGAGTTGTGGTTTATTAATCTTGCGAAAAGGTTTATTAAACAAAACAAATGTAAGTGCATCAAGCAAAGTTGATTTGCCAGCACCATTAGTACCAATAATTAGGTTTGTATTGTTTTTTTCAAAATCAATTTCTGTAAACTGATTTCCAGAAGACAGAAAGTTTTTATATCGAATCTTATGAAAGAGAAGCATTATTTTGGTGGGACAACAATATCGTTTGGTGTGATTACAGCATACTTGTAATTATACATCTTACAGGTTTTTATAGCAAGTTCATCATCAACTTCAACAACATCCATTATAGCAGAATCTTCCTCTTCAAGCATCATAGCGTAACGTTCAGCATCATCCTCTTGTTCAAAAAGAAAAAGAACTTTTTTGCCATTTTCATCATGAACAGCATATGCTCCGTCATCTCTATTACCTCTTAGTGTAAGAAGAAACATTACTCTACCTCACATGCTTGCCTATAGAGATCCTGAAAAATACCTTTAATAATATTTTTATCTAATTCAAACTCAGACTCATCAATATATCTATTAAGAATAGACATTGTATTCTCTTCTTCTTCTATTTCAAAATCTTCACTCTCTTGAATATCAAAATTCTCTACAATTTTAAGATCTTGTATTCCTGCAGAATAAAGTTTATCAATAAACTTTTCAAAAGATTTTGGATTTGACTTTTTACGAACAATTACTTTAACAATTTTACTTTCGTATTTTGAAAAATCAAACGTTTGATGTGGGGTATCTTCATAATAGATATTATGAAAAAGTTTATATGGATTATTAATTGGAGTATGCTCTAAAGTTTCTGTATCAAAGATATGAAATCCTCTAGTATCATTTACATCAGTCCAATACATCTCATAAGGATTACCTAGGTAGAAGACTCGTCCATCATCCGATCGAGTGTGATAGTGTCCCGAGTAGACCTTGGTGAACTTCTCAAATAATTTGCTCTCAGTACCATGCTCCATGATGAGCGATCGATTAACTCTAAATCCTTGTAACTCCAAGTGCCCCATCGCACACCTACAAGAAGTCTTTTTAATAGTGTTGATAGATAACGTCTCATTTCCTTGATTAATCCACGGTAAAAATAAAATATCTAACCCACCAATATTGACCTCTGTAGGTTGACTATATGTTTTAATATTGGTGTAAGTTTGTAAAAGAAGTTCTGGGGAATTTACTTCGTTTGTATTTTTATAATATGTATCATGATTGCCAATAATCATATGTACATCATAATCTTTGAGGTTATCAAAGACGACTCTCTTCGACCACTCAAGACTTTGATAATCAATTGACTTGCGACTATCAAAAGCATCACCCATATGAATTACTGCTTCAACACCATGCTCTCTCAGAGAAGGGAAGAAGACATTTTGATAGAAGAGTTCAAAGTAATCATGTAAATGTTTTGAACCCTTTTTAGCACCATAATGAGTATCAGTTATGATTGCAACCTTCATCTGTTATTACGGTATTGAACGTTATCTTTGATAGTATTATAGTCCGAACTAGTACCAGAAAGCAAGCTATTGTCAACCATCATAACTTCATCAAAACCAGTGCGTTCAATGATCTTTGTTTTAATATCCAGTTGCTTCTTTTCTTTTTGAATTCGACGTAGAAAGGCGTAATGAATAATCTGAGTAAAGTATGCAAAGGGATTTTTCGACTTTTCGGGATCAAAGTTATGAATATACTGAACACAGTTTTCAATACCATCAGAGATCATGTCCTCACGAAACATGTAGTTGACAAAATTTGGTTTGTAAGACAAGTGCGTAGCGATCTTAAGAAAACATTCACCCAAATAGTTTGTAATACGAGGTTTGGGAAGACCTTTCTCCTTTGCCTCTGCAACTTTGGTTCGATAAACAATAAGCGCTTCTAATAATTCTTTATTGTTTACATAGTGTTCTGTTTTCTTTCTAGGCATAGCATTAGTCTAACTCAACTTTAATATGACTATATTATAACACACTTTAAGGACTTGACAAAATATTGAAATATAAGTAGAATACCTTTGTTAGGTTTAAAGATGATGTTTTAGCTTTCTTTGATATCTTTGATATTATAAAGATTTTCTAGCATTTGTCTAGCATCTTCTACTGTAGACACATAACCCATCTTTTCTGATGGTTTAACTTTTCCAGAATTAAACTCTCTGAATGGTTCATAGTCTTCTTCAAGATAACTGTTAAAAATAGATATTAATCTTTCATCTTTTGTTTCAGTCATAGTAATAATTTTATCAGGTTTTATAATAAAGAAATCATCGTCAGACATTTCCATCCATGGTTTAATCTTCACCTGAATTCCAGCACTATTATGAATGATCTTCACGATAACTGGGTTTTGAAGTATTAAAGTTGGTTCTTCTTGATCTTCATCTATACATACTAATGATAATAATTCTTCACCTGAAGTAAGTTTTATGATTGCGTAAAATTCATCTCCCATTAGTTTTTAAGCGGTATGTTTACAATATCATAATTAAAGTTTTCTTCGTTATATATTTTTATTCTTTCTATCAAATGATTAAGGGTATAATTTTTCCTGGATTTGTAGGATATATCGTCAGCGATATCATATAAAGTTGCTTTTGTCTTGTTATTGCCTTTTCTGAGTACTCTTCCAATACTCTGCAGATTTCTAATTCTGGACTTTGAAGGAGAAGCAAAAATAACATTGTGCAGGTTCTTTATGTTAATACCTGTGCTAAATGTTCCGTATGAAGCAACTATAATTGCATTGTTTTCTTTTTCAGTAATTTCTCTTACACATTCACGATCTTCGGTAGCGATACCTCCGTGAACGAAGAAAACATGACGATCACCCACCTTACCATTATTTATCAAATCATAAAGTGGTTGTCCGTGCCCTTCAACACGGGAAAATAGTATGAGCGTATTACCTTTAAGATCAAGGGCAAGGTTACGTATAAACTTGTTTCGTCTATCATGATTAATAATATACTGGACTTCTTCTTCAAAGTTTTCAAATTTATGTGCAGGGTGTTTCAATAGAAGCACGTTAATATCTAATTTGGCAACGTGCCCTTTCTTCATCAGTTCTTCTGTTCTGATGATTTTATATGAAGGACCGAATAAACCCTCCAATACCCATTTATGAGTTTGAGTTCCATCAAGAGTGCCTGTAAAACCAAATCTGTATTTTGCATCTGAGAGTTTTGACATTATAGATATTAGAGACTTAGATTTGAACTGGTGTGCTTCATCTCCAACAACCACATTAAATCTTGAAAAGTATTGACGGGGAAGTTTGTAGATGGACTGCCAGGTGGTGATTATCACCTGAGAATCTGTTTCTCTTTCTTTCCCCGCATAAATTTTGTGGCAATATGAACCTACATCCCAACCATAGTCTGCAAAATCTTTATACATCTGTTCTACTAGGGAAGTCGTCGGAACGACTATCAGAATATTTTGTCCTCTCTCAACGTAATATCTCACAACAGAATATATCATCAGAGACTTTCCAGAAGCAGTTGGGGATATCAACAGCCTTCTATTATGCCTTAGAGCGTCGTATACTCCCTCTACTTGATACTCACGGGGGGAATACTTACTAATTGATGTTATATAATCTTTCACACCTTCCTTTGAAATCATCTCATTGACTTCAAAAGGAAGACCATAGAATTTATTGTTCACGAACTCATACGTGTATTCGTGGTCTTCGCAAAACTTTGTAAGTTTATCTAATAATCCAACATATATCTCACCAGTTTGAGTATTAAATAAACGAATCTTTCCGTCCCAGTACTTATTTCGGTACTGAGGCATAAACTTGGCACCTGGCACGTCAAACGTAAACTGATCTGCTAGTTCGTAGTAAACGTGTGGATCTGCTTCAACCTTTAAATATACTTCGTTCTTTTTTGAAATAATCAAATGAGACATAACCCATAAGTATCACCTATGGGTATTTAGTCTATCTTTAGAACCCTGCTTGGAACTTTTGCCACTCAATAGCATTTTTAATCTGAAAGGTTCTATTTGCCACTGTCTTGATAATTTCTTCTAAAAATTTAAGTGTAGTATCGTAATATTTAATTTTAAGGTCAATTTTATTTAATTTCTCATCGGCATCTATATGCCTCTGTAATGCCTCTTTGTCTCTAACCTTATACGGGAATGGTTCTTCGATGTAAACCTCTGCCGGTGCCTTTCCAGTGTAGTAATTATATCGTTCTAACTTAACTCTATTATAACTTTCTCTTGCTCTTTCACGTAATAGAGTAACTGTATTGTATACTGTATAATACTTTGAATGAAGTTGAGGAATTTTTAAAGATTCATCATGCAGATTATCAGGATCTATGACAGAATCTCTCTGCCACATTTCCTGAATTTCGTCAAGATTCATAAGGGTTTGCCCAGTGTATCTAAAATATTATAAACAGTATACTTGAAAGTTGCCTCTGCTGTAAAGTAGTTTGTGTCAGTTTCTGATGCGTCAAAATCTAGTGATGTCAAGTACACTGGAAATAAATCTTGAAATTTTATTCTAGCAGTTGTATTAAAATTGCTATTAAGAATATACAATGTACCATCACTAAATGATTCTGATGCACGGTTAGAAATACCGTCTTCATTGGTTACAAAATCTCTAAACTGTTCCGTTGATTCTGGTGCACCTAAACCCAACAACCAATTATGTATGCACATATAATTTTCTAAATTTTCATCAACTAAAAATCTCAACGTAAAATCACCATAAAGCAATTTGTCACCAGGAATATCAA